GGCCTCCAGTTGAATTTATTATTTTTAATGTTGAATCACCACCATTTTCGTCTGTAAAAAACTGGTTATTTTCGTTCTTAGGATCAGATATTCTAAATACAGCTTTATTGTCTAAGATAATATCGGTATGTGTTTCGTCGTCATTGTATATGAACTCATTCATATTCATGAACTCATAATACTTTTCTAATATTTGCTTAATACCAGTTTCACCAGTAGTTTCTAATATTTCACTAGGAATCAGCTGATCTATTCTCAACTTTTCCTTAGACTTCTTTTTACTTGAAGCCGTCGTTTCTATATAACCTGGTGAATTATTCTCAGCCATATTATCTTAACCTCGCGTTTGTATTATAATCAATTGCACCAGACGCACCTGCAGTTGATATAGTGTCAATCTCTGCGGTTATCTGTACAAAGGATTGATCAATATTAAGCAACTGATCGCGTTTTGGTGCAATATCTAAACTGTTTGGAGTAGCCGTAACTCTAATCTCAGTAGCCGCATCGGCCGCAAAGCTATGTAGTGTTACTCTACCCTTAGATGGTTCAACCTTACCAGCATCATTAATAACTGTAACATTTACACCATCTACAATTTTATAAATGATAACCTGTCGATCAGAACTACCAACAATTTCTTCATCGCCAATATAATGTTTTACTCCTTCAATATTAAATGCTGTGGAGGTAACAGAAAATTCGTCAGATTTAGTATCATATATTGGTGATGCAAAATTTAATTCAAAGTTGTTTGAAGCATTGGTTGTGCCTAAAGTTATCTTATTAAACATATATGGTCTAACGATACTGTTTAGAATTGATCGGTCAGCATTATCAATTAAGTTTAATAGTTGCGAATATCTAAATACACCATCGAACTTATTAAGGTTATTAAAGTTATAATCTGAAATAGTATCGCGTACAACACCTTGTAACTCTACCTGTGTTCTATCTGTAAGGTTAGGGTTATACTTAAAGAATACGTCTAGTTCTAATTCAGTAAAGTTAGGATCAACTAAAACGGGCTCAATTGATACAATATTTTTACCGGCTAGTACACTGCTGGTAATAGTATCTTTTTCTTTGGTTGTTAACTTATCTTCTGTTAAAGGTTTAATTGCGATATAAATTTTACCATAATCAGGTGGATCATTATCCTCACCACCCCAAGTAGAGATAGAAGATATATTAGCAAAACCTTTAAGAATAATAGAACGATAATCGTCTGAGGTTACCGCTCTGTTTTGTGCGGTAAATGTCAATGGTGCGTTAAATCGGATAGATTCTAATGATTCTCTATCCGCACCACCAGAGGCTTTTGTGATTAATGTAGGAGTACTATATGCTGCATCTACTAAGCCACCAATAATACCAGAGAACGAAAACTCTGATGCACCGTTTGATTCAACACCATGTGTGTAAATATAATCAAGTGTTACGACGTTATTGTTTAATGGCTTACGGCCAATAATACCATCGCCGAAATAAACTTCATATTTCTCACTTGTATTTTCTTGCGTATAATAAATTTGCGAAGTTGAATCTACATTAAGGAGAGATTCAAATTTGCTATATACATCGTATGATTCTGTTCGTTCGTTCTGCTGTACGCGTACTCTAAGAGTTGATACATCAGCATCCATATCTGGAATTTGGAACTTCTGGCTTTCGATATCATTATCGACACGGAACTGAATCGTTTTATATGTACCTTCAGCAATTTCTACGTTTGTAAAGGTAAAGGTGTCGGTAGATGATTTAGTAACAGTTTGTGCGTTTAATACAACATACTGATATGTTTCACCCTGCACTTGAGTGGTAAATTTAGTACCACGCTCAAGAGTTAAAGTATCAGGTATAACCGGAGACGCAGAGGCATCAACGATAAACTGTATCGCTGCCCTTGGTGCTAGAATGGACCGTGGAGTATAACCAAGAAGTTTAGCACGAGTAACAACATTACCACGAATTTGAGCAGAGTCCAGAAACGACTCATTAAGAGAATAATGCGCTGCCACTGCATTATAATGTGTATTATATGCAAGAACATCTAACAGAACTGATAAGCCACTACCTTCAAAGTCGTAGTCGTTAAATTCTGTTTGCTGCTTTAAAAAGTTTTTCAGATTATTTTTAATCTGATCAAAATCGAGTTCTGATACATTTAAATTGGTAGCCATATAATTACCTGAGTCGTCTTAAAACAATTTCAACATCTGATTCGACGTCTGTTTGCTTTATTAAAAATTTTAATGTTATTCTATATGCGTTTTTGTCTGGTATATCGTCGACACTTAAATAGATTAATTCTATTCGAGTTTCTTCTTTTAAAATTCTTGCTATATTATCTTCTAACGCTAATTCTGTAATAGCATCTGCAGGCTCGAATAGTATACCTCGTAGGTTAGCACCTAACGCTGGCTGAAATGGTCTCTCATAAAAATTAGTGAGGATCAAATTCTTTACAGAATTCTTAACTGCTGCATCGTCTCTTAGTGGCATAATATCTTTACGAATAGGATGCAACTTTAAACTTAGGTCTATATCAGAATATCCTTTCTTACGAGCGACCAAAGCCGATCTACTGTTATCAGATAAATTGAGAGGTGATGTTGTTCTGTCTACTGAATTAGCCATATATCTATTTATACCTGTGTGGATATTAGAATACTATTTTTCTTAACCTGCAAAGACGTTCGGACTTCCTGCGGATACATTAGTACATGTTGGATCCCCGCTTCTACCACAAGGTATTCCGTTAACAAATACGCTACCTGAACCTGAAGCAATTGGAGTTGCATGACCAGGGCATGGACTTCCTGGTAATAAATGACCTGTATTATTATCGCCTACGCGCGATACTGGTTTACCATTAGCAAATACATTACCACTTCCGGCTGCCTGTGTCATACCGCTACAGTGTGCTGCATTTGGGTCTCCTATTCGTGCTACTGCTGGCATTATCGTGTCTCCCTTTTCATTAACTTTTCAAATTTATCGTGCCATTGAGCATTTATTCTATGGTCCTCTTCTGTATGAGGGGGTGGAATAATCTCAGGGTTAAACTTTATTAAATTATCAAACGACTCTGGTATATCATCAAAGTCGGTATATTTTATTAACTTATCATTTAATCTTATTATAAACTCATGGGCCATTTTAATCCTCTGGATCTGGCGGTAAATAACTTGTTAGCCAATTCATTGCTGCAGCTCCGCCATTTGTTACACGATGAACTATAGTTTCGTTATATGTGCTAATAGTTGTAGTAACAGCTACGGTATATGTGATATCCTTATAACCAGTTCTATCATTATTTAATTTAATAATTTGTTTTCCTGGTGGAACATTACCTGTACCAATCACCACCGTTGGCCTTTCCATTGATGGATATATTAATTTCTGTTCAGTAAACTCAGCATCGGTTAAATCCCTTTCGCCAGTTGGGTTACCATCCGCATCAAACACAGTAGCTGTACGGTTAGTTTTTCCTGGCTCCATATAATGGATCTCATCAGTAAATTGTGCGGTATATGATCCACTGACCGTAGCGGTCGACGTTCCAGTAACTGATATAGTAACTCCAACGTCTGGCGAAGAGCTTGTTACAGCAATACTTTCAATGACATCCATACCAGTCGCACTAACACTAATATTAAAGGAAAAGCTAGTGTCTCTTTCGACCGAGGTGTTATTGCTGGTTGCAGTTACTGGCATATTAGTTCAGATCAATTCTGCCTGCGTTCATATCAATTGATCCACCGCCATTAACAGTAACGCCACTCGCACTTGTTGTTTGGCTACCGCCTACGTCTTCTACTACATCGCCACCGATTGTTTCTATTTTATCGCCTGTAACATTAATATTCCAATCGCCACCAATAGTTGTATTACAGTCATTATCAATTGTTAAATTACATGTTCCGGTAATATGTACATTATCGTTACCAGCTGTAATATGGTAGCGATTATTATTATTTTGTACAACATCACCATTAGGGTGTATTTCTACAAATGTACCAGACATATGTCGTACATTAATTCTTTCAGCCCCTGGCGTATCGTCTATTTCAATAATATGGCCAGAGGTTGTTTGTGTTACTTTATTATTTGGATACTCTGCTGCATAAGCTGTGGCAGGTTCGCCTGTAGTAAAATCAGTCGTCCTTATAATTGTATTCGTACCACGTGCTAATAAATTAGTATCATTATAAACTTCTTCTAAAGTGTTTTCTTCGCTATCCGTATCGTGTTGGAGCTTAGGATATGTTTCAGATGAATCCGAAAAGCCTTTATCAGCTGAGGGTTTTTCTGCATAGGTAGAAGCAATTGTGCCCATAATAATAGGGTCTTGCGCACTTGCTCCATCTCTAAAAAATCCGATTACCCACGTACCATTAACCAATCCGTGAGTGGTTGTACCAATGCCAGATATATTAGCAGAAGACGTTGGACCCATAACAGTAGCCCATGGTAATGCTTCTGTTTTAATTTGAGCTAGATCTTCGGTATGGTAACCAAAACAACGAACCT